TGCAGAAGCCGATGATATTATTGGTACACTCACACCAATCTATTCACAAACAGAAAAAGTTTTGATTCTTTCCAGTGACGGAGATTTCCTACAACTGCAAATGTACAAGAATGTAAAACAATATAACCCAACACAAAAGAAGTTTATCACCTCAAAGAATCCATTAGAAGAATTGAAAGCCAAAATTATCGGTGGTGACCGTGGTGATGGCATTCCAAATATTCTATCTCCAGGTGATACCTTTGTACGTGAAGTGCGTCAGAAGGTTATGACTGAAGCACGTTTGACAACTTTCATGTCCACAAACTACGGTGAATATGAAGATGAGACTGCACGTATTGGTTTCTCAAGAAATCAGACACTTATTGACCTCCGTAACATTCCAGGTGATATTAAAAATTCGATTATCGATACATATAATAATACAACGCCGGCCCCTCGATCTAAGTTAATACCTTACTTCATGGCCAAGAAACTTAAAAATTTGATGGATGTAATAGAGGAATTCTAATGAGAAAAAATGTTTATGAAGTGTTTGATGAATTTGCGAAAGCAGATTCGAAACAAGATAAGATTAATGTGCTTGCCAATAATTGGACACCAACTTTAAAATTGGTACTTCAATTAGCATATCGTCCAGAAATGCAATGGAAGTTTAAAGATTATCCAGAAAGATATAAGAAGCCAGATACAAAACCTGGAATCTCATATGCTTCACTTGATACTGAACTTAAACGCCTTTACATGTTCCGTGTAGGAAATGAAACCGCTGAGAAATTGGCACCAAAACGTGCAGAAGAACTTCTCATGGTTTTTCTAGAATCTCTCGAACCACGTGAAGCGGATATTGTTATTGGTATTTTTAAGAAAGACCTGGGTGTTAAAGGATTGACATTAAAGTTTATCCGTGAAAACATTCCAGATGTGTTATAAACTACGGAGATAGAAGTGGGTAAATTTGTTGCTAAGTACCGTCCTTACGAAGAAGATTCGGACGATTACGATACGAAAACATATAACAGTAAAAAACGCAAAAAGGAATCAGCAGAATTCCGTAAAATGCGCCAGAGACACCGAGATGAAGAACCTGTCGGTTATGAATATGTAGATAGACGATACAGCAAATATAATCGCTAGTTGTAAAAATACAACAACATTCTTGACATTATCCGTGGAACTGATATAATACTAATATTCGTTTCGGAGATATTTTATGATGATTTATGTGAGACAGGGAAAATCTAAGCCAAAACTCAAACCCAAAAAAGAACGGGATGAATATGCGGCTTGGTTATCCAAACATCAAACACCGTTTACTGTCAAAAAAGATACTTTCCAGCCATTACAATATTCTTTGGATGCGCCTGCTGGTCGGTCTTCAACTAAACATATAAAATCATTGGACACCGGTGGTGTTGCACCTGCGGCCGTTCGTAAAGTATATACAGGAACTAAAATCCTTGGTATTGGAACACTACACAAATCAAATGCAGTTCCAGTATTTTCGGATGAAGAAGCACAAGATATTGCAAGAATGCGGAGATAATATGAAAATCGTAATAAAAATACGTAAACCAGTTTGTCGTACACCAATCAAGCCTGCTCAAAAACATAAGGCTGAAACACAGTACGTTCGTCAACCAAAGCACCGACTAAAGGATGCAAATTATGCCTAATGAACAAGATTTAAAAGAAATCACCGAACGTCTGGAGGCAATGAGTTATGAAGAAGTTATGAACACTTTAATGAATATTGAAATTGTTGTTGCCGAAAAGCGGAAAAAGATTGTATTATCGGAGCATGATAATGTCCAATAAACTCAATAGACTTGTTGAACTGTTAATCGAAGCCGATCCTGAGTTGGCAAATGACATTTATTTTGCACTCGATGAGAAATTAGTCAAAAAAACTTATTCCTTTGATGCATTGAATGATGTTATGAATACATGGGTCAAGCCGGTGACAAAAACTTACGGAACTTTCACTATTGAAGATGCCGAAGACGGATCAGGTGACGGAATTCTTACTTTTCCTGAAGGATTTTGCGAAGAAGTTGGATGGAAAGAAGGAGATACACTAAATCTCGAAGTTTCCGAAGAAAAAACTTTAATAATCACGAAAAAAGACTAATTTTTCTGATTTTTGTCAAATTTTGTCGAAAAAACAACACACCTCTTGACTTTTTATGTGAGTGTAGTATAATACATACTATAAATTCACAAGGAAACACATGTTAATTGAATCAAAATCTAATCTAGCACGCCTCATGGCTACGGAAAACTTGATTGTTGAGCAAAGACAAGTACAAACCGCTTGTTTCGACATTAAAAATCGTGTTTTGACTGTTCCAATTCTCAATGGCGACCTTTCTTCAGAACTATATGATCTTTTGCTTGGTCACGAAGTTGGTCATGCACTAGAAACACCTGAAGAAGGTTGGCATGATTCTATTAAAGTAGTAAAAGTCAATCGTTCCATTCTCAACGTGTGTGAAGATGCACGTATTGAAAAGAAAATCAAACGTAAATTTCCAGGTATCCGTATTTCCTTTGTCAAAGGTTATCGTGAACTTTTGGACATGGACTTTTTTGGTGTCAAAGGTAAAGACCTGAACACACTCAATTTCATTGACCGTATTAACTTGCACACAAAAGGTGGTGCGGCTCAAGGTATTGATTTCACTACCGAAGAATATACACTTCTCCAAGAAGTTGAAGAAGCCGAGACTTTTGAAGAAACTGTGGAAGTTTCACTTAAAATTCAAAAGTTTATGAAAGAACAACTCGAATCAGAAACTCAAAAAGGTTTCAATCATAAATTCGAATTGTCTAATGATGACGGTGATGAAACTCAAACCGTGACAATTAATATTGTTGATGATAAACTTGAAGTTAATCCTGAGAATGGTGTTCCCGAAGAAGGTGAACCTAAAGAAGGTGATATCGAGAGTGAACAAGAATCTGGTCAACAAGGTGATGATAACCAGAAGTCTGAAGAGAAAGAAGATCCTAGAACTGGCCGTGGTGGTAGTTCTGGTGTAACTGATGACATGATTCAATCTGAAACGGATAATACTTTCCGTCAAAAAGAAGAAAATCTATATCAACAGGGTAAAACTAAAGAAATGGTTTACTCTAATGTTCCTAAAATTCTATTTGATAAAGTTTTTATTGGACACAAAGATTTGATTAAGTCTATTGAGAAACACAATACAGCTACTTCTTTTAATGCAGAATTTTTCAACCAAGCCAAAATGTTGGAGAATTTCAATAAATTCCGTATCGAATCGAATAAGGTTGTTTCTTATCTTGTAAAAGAATTTGAAATGCGTAAAAATGCGGAACAACAAAGTCGTGCAAAGGTTTCTAAGACAGGTGAATTGAACCTTTCTAAAATCCATGAATACAAATTCACCGATGATATCTTTGCACGTATGACGAAAGTGCCGAACGGTAAGTCTCATGGTCTTGTGATGTTCCTTGATTGGTCTGGTTCGATGGTCGATCACATTAATCCTACTGTAAAACAACTTTTGAACCTTGTGATGTTTTGTAAGAAAGTGAATATTCCTTTTGAAGTGTATGCATTTTCTTCTTATAGCAAAAATACTATTACTAAACAATTAGATAGCAATTTCGTTGATGAGTATGTACCAGTAACAACACCAAAAGTTGGTGATATTAATGTGAATCCATTTTCATTGTTGAATATTCTTTCACATAAGATGTCATCAAATGAATTTACAAAGATGGCTTCTTATTTGCTTGATTATGGTATTGGTCGCCGTGGTACTTGCAGTAACATGGAACCTTCTGAGATTATGCAACTTTCTGGTACTCCATTGAATGAAGCAATTATGGCCGCCTTTGAAATTATTCCACAATTCAAATCTGATAATAAATTGGAAATTGTAAATACTGTTTTCCTAACAGATGGTGAAGGCTCAAGTTTACATGGTTGTATTGATGATATAGATAAATTAACTGGTCGTATTTTGGGTGTACGCAATATTGATTCAAATTACAGAAAACGTTCCTTTCTCCGTGATCCAATTACAAAGGCTTCTGTTGAAATTGAAGAGGCCTCTGGATATACCAGCTATAGTTCCAAACAAACGACAGCATTGTTGAGATTATTGAAACAACGTACTAATTGTAATTTGATTGGTTTCTATGTTGCAAAAGTTCGTGATGTACGTCAAGCATTGCAATTGTATACACCAAAAGAAAAACAAAATAATATCGATATCGAAATCGTTAAGTTTCGTAAGACTAATTTCACCTACCTAGATAATGTAGGATATGATGAATATTATTTCTTGCGTTCGGATAAAATCGATACCGATGATGAAGAAGAGTTTGAAGTCACTAACACCTCAACACGTGGTCTTGTGAATGCATTTTCGAAATACACCGGTGGTCGCATTTCAAACCGAATTGTTCTCAACCGATTTATTAATTTGATTGCTTAGTATGATTAAAGTTATAGAAGATGTACTTTCACAGAGTTTTATTGATGAACTACTTCAATGGAATGAACAAACTAAAGGTGGTGATGTTTGGTCATCAAATCAAACAAAGTGGGTAGATGTACTGAAGTATGCTACTGGTGGTACTATACTATCACGTGCGCTTTCCGATGAATGGAAGAATCCAATTTATTATGAGTTAGTAAACCGTGGTAAACTAGATTACCTTCCATACGGATCTTCAGCCATTCTTTATATGGGCTTTGCAACCTCTTGTGTAAATTGGCATCCTGATTATGTAGATTATGATGCTATGTCAATTTATCTCAACAAAGAATGGGATTCAAATTGGGGTGGTTGGTTTGCGTGGACTGAAGAAGATAAAGGTGTAGATGCGCCACATATCAATCCTAAACAAGGACAATTTTATTGCCCCCAGTACAATACAGCCATTTATTCAACAGAACGAGAATGGCATTGTACAACACCATTAGCAACGGTAGCACCACCTAGAATTTCAATTCAACTGTTCTTCTCAAAGAAACCGAATGGCTAACAATAAGAAATTTGAAGCACATTTAATAAAGTATAGACAAACCGACATGAAGAATCCAGTCTGGTTCTGGATTAATCCCAGTTCCGGTTCCACCTTATCACCGAAGTTTGCTACACAAGGTGAAGCCGAGAATTGGTACGACACAATCATAGAAACACATGAACAATCATACAATCTATTGACACGGTTAAAGAACGGTAAGTTTTATAGAGTTTTCGGTAGAGTTGACCTTGGTGATGTTATATCATCCAAAAAAGCAAACGAATGCCCCTTTACATTATATCTGGAAGATGATATACTAGAGGTTGAGGTTCTAGCCATTGACATTGAAGATGCAAGGAACCGTGTAAGTGAATATTTTGAAATATTAGAATGGATAGACCAATGATCTCCGATAAAACTGTAGAATTAACAGACAAAGCAAAAAACTATTTTGAAGAAAACAAAATTCACACTTCAAAGCAAGTGTGTTACGGGTACTCAGAGAAATTGATTGAGTTGGTCGTTGAAGAATGTATTGA